CATCTCTATTACCAGCGATATATTTTGAAAAAGATTCTACTGAACTAAAACAGTTAGAAAATACAAAGCAAATTGGTGCAGAGTCTAGAGACTTTAGCAATGCTTGGAAAATGATTAACTATGCAAACAACAAGGTAAAGCCAACACTGTTTGTTTTGATTAGTCAATCTCGTAATAATATTAATGCAATGTATACAAGCCAACAGCCAACTGGCGGTCAGGCTACAAAATTTTATTCGTCTACAATCATTAAATTGTTTTCGTCTGAATCAGATAATCAAGCCATAAAAGGAAAAATACATGTTGGAGATAAGATCATTGAAGAAAAAATTGGTCGCAAGGTTAGATGGGATTTACAGTTCTCTAAAACTTCACCCTCTTTTCAAAGCGGAGAGTATGATTTCTATTTTAGGGGTGACAGCCTTGGCATTGATTTTATTGGTGACCTTGTTGACACTGCTGAATTGGCTGGACACATAAACAGAACTGGAGCCTGGTATCAACTAGATGATGGCACAAAGGTTCAAGGTCGTGATGGACTTATCGCTAGAGTTAGAGAAGACTTAGATTTACAGGAAGCATTAAAGGCCAAACTAAATAATGTCTGATGTTAAATTTAAGGTTTTTGAAGGAAAGTTTCCTTGTCATACCTGTAAAGAAGAAGTTACATCTTTAAGGCTTTGGCTTGAGACTACAGATCTTACATGGATGTGTAGTAAGAAACACGTATCTAGGGCAGCACTAATTAAAACAAAGAAGGATTATGAGCGAGAAGAACGAGAGTAAGAGAATAGGTGCCAAACAGCACAAAAATTCTGGTCGCAATAACCAGAAGGGTGATGCAACCTGGAGAAATTTTGTTATTGATTTTAAAGAAACATCTAAGTCCTTTACTCTAAATCAAGATGTTTGGGCAAAGGCTGTTACTGATTCAATAAAAGCGGGTACTGATAAATCTCCAGCCATAGTAGTTATATTAGGAGAGGGTAATAAAAAGACTAGGCTTGCAGTTATAGAATTTGAACTACTAGATCAATTAACATGGGAGGCTAAAAATGAAGGAATCTGAAAGTGGACAAACAACACTACAAATGATTAATGGGTTATCTGAGATAGCCACTTATATGGAAGATGAAGAATTAACTACCGCTTTAACAATGATTGCTAAGTTAATTATAAAGCCAGACATTCCACCACAGGTGGCAAGTCTTGAAATTGTTAGGCTTCAGGCTATTGCAGCAAAGATGGCGTTCAGGGCTACTTGGATGACAAATGTTGACAAGACAGATAGAGGTAAGAAAAACATTTATTACACTGCAGCAGAGTCAATCAACGACTTGGTTTCAGCGCTCAAATACATAATGCGTTAACTGATATAATAGATAAAAAGGATGATATGACTAAAAACTTGCTGAAAAATATAATGATAAGGCCTGAAGATAGACCACAGATAATTGACACAAAGGCCCTGATAGAAAAGATTAATTCTGGATACGTTGCAAAGCGTGGTCCAAAACATACTCAAAAGAAAACCTTTGCTCCATCTACTTTGGTTTGGGGTCATGGAGAATGTCCAAGATATTGGTATTTTGCTTTTGAGGGGAACATATTTGAAGATAATAACACGCCATATGGTGTAGCAAATATGACTAGTGGAACACTTTCTCATGACAGAATTCAACAGGCAATGATGGATTCTGGGGTAGCAAAAAAGTTTATTGATGAAAAGGTTCTTGAAGAAACTGGAAAAGAAGTAGAGACTACAGAGTTTAAAGTTACTCACTCTGATCCACCAATCTTTGGATGGGGAGACGCTATTCTTAATTGGGAAGAGGAAGAAATTATTGCTGAAATCAAGACAATGCAACATGATGCCTTTGAACATTTTAGAATAAAAGGTGAGCCAAAAACTGGACACCTTATGCAGTTATTGATATATATGAAAATATTAAAAAAGGCTAAGGGTGTTATGATTTATGAAAACAAGAACAATCATGAACTTATTGTATTTCCTATAGAGGTAACTGATCTTTACAGACAATGGATTGAAAACACATTTGAGTGGATGCGTGTTGTTCGTCAAGCGTGGAAAGATAAGACTTTGCCACAAAAGAATTACAGGTCTAACTCTAAAATATGCAAAGGCTGTCCAGTAAAAACTGTATGCTTTACCGCAGAACCAGGAGTTATTAAAATAAAATCTATGGAGGGGCTGAGTGAAACTGTGTGAAAGATGCGATAAGCGCTTTCAGCCAAAGGTAACTTATCAAATATATTGTAGTACAGAGTGCAGAGACTCTGCTACAAAAGATAAGATTGCCGAAAGGTACAATGTTTCTCGCAGGCAAAAAAGAATAGGTAAGATTCGCAGATGTCTTGGTGGTTGTGGAGTACAACTATCAATATACAACGACTCTGGATTCTGTTCTAATTGCAACGTAAGCCAAAAGGCAGTAGAAAAAATGATAAAAGAACTTAAAGGAATAATTGATTATGAGCAAGATTAGTCAGCCATCTAACATTTGTGCTATTGATGCTAGTACTAATAGTCTTGCCTTTACATTTTATACAAACAAAACCATAACTGGATTTGGAAAAATAAACTTTGAAGGTGTCAACATATATCAAAAAGTAATAGATGCTACTGCTAAGACTAAGGCATTGTTTGATCATTATAATATGATTAATGCTATTGTTATTGAGCATACCGTTTTTATGAATTCCCCAAAAACTGCAGCAGATCTTGCGCTGGTACAAGGAGCAATTCTTGGCGGTGCTGGTTTGGCTGGCATTTCTACAATTGGCAGGGTATCCCCAATAACATGGCAAAACTATCTGGGTAACAAGAAACTAACTAAAGAAGAACAACTACAGTTAAGATCTGCAAATCCTGGTAAATCATTATCTTGGTATAAATCTTATGAGCGTGACTTTAGAAAACGCAGAACTATTAAACTATTAGAAGTGGCTTATGATAAAAATATAGATGATTATGATGTGGCTGACGCTGCTGGCATAGGTCATTGGGCCATTAATAACTGGGAAAAGGCTGTGGGATTTGACAAGGAGAAGTCATGAGTGGTAAAATGTATCAAAATGAATTATGGCTTAAGAAAAGATATCACATGGACAAGAAGAGTCCAGAAGATATCGCTAAAGAATGTGGGGTAAGCGTGGAGACTATTTATGTATACCTTGCTAAATTTGGATTAAGGAAGAGTAAGCGATGAGCGAAGACAAGTTTCATATTACGGTTGACCAGGTAAATCATCCTGTTCACTACACGTCTGATCCAAGCGGCGTAGAAGCCATACAAATTACAAGACACCGAAACTTTAATATTGGCAATGCCATTAAATATCTTTGGAGAGCGGGTATTAAAGATGAAGCCAGACACATTGAAGATTTAAAGAAAGCAATATTTTATATTCAGGATGAAATTAATAGACTAGAGGGAAAATATGTCAGACACTGAAATTGAATTAGTTAAACATCTTGATGAAGTAAATAAGGTTGTTGAAGAATATCTAAAGGGTCATGATCCGACTAAGATATCTAAAGATCTTGCTATTCCAAGAACTCGTGTAGTAGCACATCTAAATGAGTGGAAAACTATGGCATCTGCAAACGATGCTATTCGTGCTCGTGCAAAAGATGCACTGGTCGCAGCAGATGCACATTACACAAGACTAATACAGCAGGCCTATGAAGTTATTGATGATGCAACTACTACAGCAAACCTGACTGCTAAAACTGGTGCAATTAAACTTGTAATGGATATTGAGGCAAGAAGAATTGATATGCTACAGAAGGCTGGTTTGCTAGAAAATAAAGAATTAGCAGAAGAGATAGTTGAAATTGAGAAGAGACAAGAAGTTCTTGTTGGCATTCTTCGTGATATTGCTTCTGAGCATCCAGAGGTTCGTGACTTAATCATGCAAAGATTATCTGCGATTGCCAAAAATGGGGAAGTGATTACAGTTGTCCACCAAGTTCAATGATTTCTTTGAAGCCCTTCAAGATAATCAATTTGATGAAAATCCTGTAGACGTAAAAACATTTGTTGAGTCTCCAGACTTTTTAAATCAACCACCATTGTCTCCTATCCAGTATGACATTGTTGAGGCAATGAGTCAGATCTATCGTAAAGAAGATTTGCATATCTTAATGGGTCCTGAAGAAGGAGATAGGCATTTTTTTAAATATACCAAAAATGAAATTATCTTACAACTAGGCAAAGGCAGTGGAAAAGACTTTGTCTCTACTGTTGCATGTGCCTATGTTGTTTATAAACTACTCTGTCTTAAAGATCCTGCAAGATATTATGGAAAACCAAGTGGTGATGCCATAGATATTATTAACGTTGCTATTAACGCTGAGCAGGCTAAAAATGTTTTCTTCAAAGGTTTTAAAACTAAGATTGAAAAGTCTCCATGGTTTGCTGGAAAATATG